CTTTATCAAGAAGCCTTAAAAGGATTGGATTTGGTAGTTAATGATTTTGCACCAATGACAGAAGCAGAAATAGTTAACGGAACTGACAATATTGCACGATTGAATCCTAAATCTTCTAACGGCTTATTTTGTGAAGATGGTAAGAGTACTTATATTGATTATGAGAACTCTGCTTTTACAGATAAGTTGAAAGGAGAAATTGAGGAGATTGAACAGCAGATAACCCGTGGTGAAATACCCATGGAATTAGCTTATGTTAAATCTACTCTTAAGGATGAAATTCGCAATGTTGAAAAGGAAGGAAAACCGCGTGGTTTTCAAATAACCACCATACATCTTCAAGTTTTAACCAAAAAATATTTTGGCAATATGGTCAAACATATTGTTGAAAATCGCAAGTTCAATAAGATTTGTGTAGGAATCAATCCATACGTTGAATGGAATGATTTCTACAAAGAGCTTAGAGCTTGTTTAATAGTTTTTGATTTAGACTTTCGAGATTGGGATGGTGGCATGCTGGCAGCTATACAAAGCTTAATTTGTGAGTTTTTAATGAAGAAATTCAAAGGAACTCTACATGAAGCTAAAATAGCTGAATTTGTTATACGTACTTTAATATGGAAAATATTAGTATGTAATGATGATGCAGTATTTGTCACACACGGTTTACCCTCCGGATCTTTCTTAACGGCAATTTTTAATAGTTTACTTAATTTATTGAATGGTATGGCTTGGTTTGTTAAAAACACTAAGCTTCCTGCCACTTATTTTTTTACTTATGTTAAATATTATACTTATGGAGATGACGTAACAGTAGGAGTTATGGAAAACGAAAAGGTGCTTAATGCACTTACATTCGCTAAACATGCCGATGACATCGGAATAGGATGCACCACTGCATCTAAAGCCGAAGTTACGGAAGTTAGCGTACCTCTACAAGACATTATTTTTTTAAAAAGGAAATTTTATTTCAATAGTTCTATCGGTCGCGTCGTTGGAACACTTGATAAGCGTACTCTTTATTCTGGTCTCAGTTGGTTAAATACTAATACAACTGATTCTATGGATAAAGTTATGCGTGATAAAATTTCCTCTTTTCAAAGAGAAATGTTTCTTTATGGGCGTTATGAATTTGACAAGGCAATAGCTACGTTGGATAAAGCTTGTAAAGAAAGAGGCGTTGATTATGACCCCTTAAATTACGATTATCTCACCAAACTTTATGCTGAAAATCCTGG